AGTATCTTGCACTTGATTGTTTGGTATGATACCTTCATCAACAGTGACTTCATACTCTCTTGAATTACAGAACTTTAGGATATAGGGTACAAGACCTCGATAGATTCTACCAGTCATTGCATTCAGCAATCTCACCTTCCCATCCCAAATTTTGTTCCGAACTGAAGGCATAAACTCGGCACCGGGTACCTTGAACGTAAAGTGATCAGACAACTCCATCTTAATGCCAGGTTCTGCTACTACCCTAACATAGACGTTATCGACTACTTCTATAATCACTTCATCAGTCATATCACGATGCTCCTGTTCTGAACTTTTCCCAGTCTATAATCGCTCGGATTTGAAATCCTCTGTTTCCTATTAGCTTTAAAATAGATTCAAGATACGCTACTTTCTGTTCTTGTGCGCCAATCTTTAGAGACGACTCAATAATATCGTCATCAGCTTCTAGATATGAGGGGATGTCTTGCTTGAGAATTTTAAGGGGTTGGGGTTGCCATCCAAACTGTGCTAACTCAGTGACATCGAGTTCGCCTCTGTAGTATTCAGTTTTTAGCTTGAATAACTTTTTGTAGTCAGCCTTCATCTTGCGAAGAATATATCCCTCGCCCATGTATATCTTGAAGTACTTGTTGTGAAGTTTTGGTGTGTTCGCAGACTCGTTCGTGATGTTTATCGTATCAACGGGACCGTCTTTTTCCCATGCTTCGCATATATCTTCTAGTTTCATTCACTTTCTCCATAATAAAATTGTTACTTAATCAGACTACTATATCATACTTCTCATATTTAAAGGTTATATCAAATACTGGTGGTGTCACGTCTGCGCCAGATGTGTCAAGAGAGATGGATCCTACCGAAATTGGAAACATATCAGAAAATTTAAGAGTGACATTGACATTCTTATTACTATTTAGTATGATTAGAGAGCCGTCTGATTTGACTCCAGTGCCATCACTGTTTAGTGTAGAGGTACCTGACCCAACCGTTTTTGGGTTTAGACTACCGTACTGTGCAAAGTTCTCAGGGTAAGTGATGGCTTCTAACCAAGCAGATACTTCTCTAAACGCAACCATGTCTTCATCGCATATGACACTCACTGTAAATTCCTCATACTGAAGCTTATCGCCAGGCAAATGTAATGTCTTAAATGGAGTTGGTCTGTCTGTATGTCCAGATGAGAGACCAGGAACATTTGCCGACTTTACAAAAAACTCAACATTGGGTAACCTCTTGAGAACAAGCTTGAACTCAATTGGAGACAAAAAGTTTTGATTTGTTGTTAGTGCCATATGATTCATTCCTCTAGTATATATCTATTTATACAGACCAAAAAAAGGGGATCTCGAAAGATCCCCTAATCATGCTCGGGTTAATCCCGAATCTTATTGTTATTAACTATTATAGCAAGTTAGTAACGTGTACTCTGCGGTAGTAAGCATTTCCGTTTGCGCCAGCAGTAGTTAATGGGTTAGCAACCATGCCGTAGCGAGTCTTGAAACCAATCTTAGATTGGAAGCTGTTCTCGCCAATTGCACGAACCATTTGTAATGGAACGTATGGGCAGTAGAAGATACCAGCATCAAAAGCGTTAGAGCCTTTGTAGCCAACTACTAAGTACTGTGCACCAGCGAATGGATCGATATATACTTTGAATCGACCGTTAAGAATACCAGCAAAAGTATTGCCAGAATCGTCTACAGATAGCTTGTTACCAATAGCAGGAGCGTAGTCAAGAACACCAGCCATTTGAAGAGCAGAAGCTACGTCAGATGAACAGATGATGATGTTGCCTTTACCACGACGAGTAGCTTTAGCAATTGCATTAGCTTCACGCTCGATTTGGAACATCAAACCCTTGAACTTCTCTACTGACCAGCGACCGTTTGAATCAACGTCAAGGTTGAATACACCTTTAGCAGCAGTACCACTTTGAGCACCAGCAGAAGCGTTGTTGTATACAGTACGAACAACTTCACGGTTGATCTCAGCAAGCAATTCAGCAGAAAGCATATTAGCAAGCTCAGTTTCAGCATCTAGACCATGAATCGCTTTAAGATCCTGTGCTAATTCTGAAGTGTACTCAGCTTTCAATGCACGGCTACGAGCAGTAACAGATACTTTCTCGATTGCGAAAGACATTTCGTTAATGTCCTCAGAGCCATCAGTTGATTCTTGTTGAGCAGGTAAACGACCAGCGCCTGAAGTGAAACCACTTGCAATTGCTCCGTTAGCGTCTAATACTGCACCGCCAGTTGCACCAGCTTGATCAGTGTACTCAGCGCCAGTAGAGTTATCTACGTGACCCAAAACACCAGCATCGTCTTTATCAGCACCAGAGAAAGAAGTGTTAGCTTCATTAAACAATGCTTCGTCACCAGAAGTAACTCCACCATCAGTAGATGCATACTTAGACTTCATAGCGAAGATAAGACCAGTAGGTCCAGTCATTGGCTGAACACCAACGATATCATATGCTACCAAGTTAGGCATTGCACGGCGTACAAGACTGATTAATACAGGCTCGTAGTTAGCGGCAGAAGCAGTGCTGTTAGCAGGTGCGGCTTCAGATAGAACACCAGTTCCACCCATGCTTGAGCCTTCTTTGATAGATTGCTCAGTGTTTTCTAAAAGAGTTGCTGTAACAGCTTCTCTGTGTCCGTCAGTGATAGTGGGAAGAGCGGAATGCTCTAGAATCGGTGCCCACTTCTTCATTAGTTCTTCATTTCTCATTATGGTTCTCCTTTAATTGAGATTTTACTTATTACTATTTATAAAAATTTGTTACTTGACAAAGCGGTTATGGCGATTAAGCGATTCAGCATAACTTGCAATAGATGCGTCAACTACAGGCGCTACTTCTTCCGCAGTCTCTTCTTGTAGAAGATCAGTTTCTTGTTCTGTTACAACTGGTGCGCTTTCAGCGAAGTAGTTAGACTTAATTGCTTCTAGCTTCTTGCTGTAATCGTCAGTTGATTCAAAAGAAATACCTTCTGATAGAACACGCAGTTTTTCCGCTTGAGTGTCAGTTAATTCCTCAGAAACTGTTTTGAATGCAATCTCATTATCAGCTTGTAACTTAGCTTCCTTTGATTCAATCAATTGCTCAACTAGCTCATTGTACTTAATAGAAGCTTCTTCCAGCTTAACTTCTAATTCAGCGGCATGATCTACAGCCTCTTGATCGATTTCTAGGTTATGCTCAGATACAAGACCTTTAATGCTACTCAATAGAGACTCAGCTACTTCGACTTTAATATTGCTTTCTACTGCAGGCTGGTTTTCAGACATCCAGTTTTCAACAACATAGTCTAGGTACTGATCCACTTTCTCTACTAACTCTTCAACGGCAACATCAACTTGCTCTTGAAGATCACTTTCAAACTTTTCTTCGAGTACAGAGGTTTCGGCCAATACTTTTTCATGTACAGCGGCTTCGAATACTGCAACGGCAGATGTTTTGAAGTCTTCAGAGAATTCGGTGCCTTCAAACAAACGCTCTACAGCTTCGCTCAAACCCTTTTCGTCTTCAGATTCATCTTCTTCCTCTTCAGCCTCTTCTTTTTTATCTTTTTTAGCAGATTCAATTTTTTCTTTAGAATCGACTTTGCCTTTTTTGTCCTCTTCACCTTCGGGAGTTTCGGTATCGGCTGATTTTACATCAGTATCGATTACTTTTGCTTCCTCAAGGTCTAGGTCTTTTCCTAATTCTTCACTCATTTAGACTTCTCCTTTAAAGTAATTATCGTCAATATTACTATTTATAAAAATTGTTATTTAGACAAAGAACGAATAAATCGCTCAAACAATGCGGCTGCTTTGATCTCTAATTCTGCTGTAGAGACTTTTGCAGTCTGTTTGATCTCTTCTTCGATTTCGTCAAATGTGTTCGCCACTTCCCATGAAGAAGAAGCTACATCGTAAATCCAATCTACACCTTCCATAACTCCCTTAACGAAAGCGTCTGGTGCTGATGGATCGGCTACAATATCCCCTGCGGTAGCTAACATAAAGTCACTCTGGACTTCCATGATACCACTCTTATTCTGTTTGATTGAACCCATGCCA